CTCTTGGTTCTGACCTAAAAGGTAGAACAGGTGGTGCTGGTGGTTCTGATACAGGTGCTACAGCTAAGTCTGGTGTATATCGTTACGCTACAGAGGATGTTCCACCTCTTCCATTAGACAACCAAAGAGAAAAAATTAGTCTTTATGACGAACTAATTGCAGCAAAGCGTATTACTACTTCTTTTGCTAGAACAGTTATTCGTCGTTACAACTGGGATCTAGTTGCTAATCCTAAGTTTGATATGTGGAAACCTGACTACTCTGCTACACCAGGTGGCGGTGGTCAAATTGGTAAGCAAACTGCAACAGGTGCAAACTCAATTGCAGATGCTAAGTTCTATGTAATGAACTCTTCATACGAAGTATTCAAGTGTCTTTATAATGGAGAGGATCCATCTAACACTACTGGACAGAACGCAACTGAAGAACCATCTACCGCAGGTGGTAACTATAACACTTCTACTGGCATTTACACTGAAACAACTGGTGCTAAGTACATCTGGAAGTACATGTATACTATTCCTACTGATGATGTTCTTAAGTTCCTTTCTTCTGACTTCCTACCTATCGTTCTTCCTGCTAACACTTCTAGAACTGGAGTAGTTGCACAAGCAGTTGAAGGTGCTGTTGATGTTGTTCTAATTGAAGACGCTGGAAGTGGTCTTCCTACATCACAAACTCTATACACAGGTATTAAAGGTGATGGATCAAATGGTGTTGTAAAATTTGTTACAAACGGTTCTGGTACAATTATTTCTGCTGAGATTCAAGCTCGTGGATCAGGTTACACTTATGGTAATGTATTATTAGGTAATGGTAACTTATTCTCTGACGCTGGTCTATCATCTGCTGTAGCAACTGGTGCTTCTGCTGTTGGTGCTTTAGAAGTTATTCTTCCTCCTGAAGGTGGACATGGTTCTGATCATGAAACAGAACTAAATGGTAAGCGTGTTATGACTAACATTCGTCTTACATACTCAGAAGGATCTGGAGATTTCCCTGTAGACAACGACTTCCGTCGTATTGGTATCATTGCTGATCCATACAATTGGGGAACAACAACATTCTCTACTGCTGACACACTATCTGGATTAAAAGCTGTTAAGATCACAGGTGCTACTGCAGATTTCACAGTTGACGAAAAGATTACTCAAACTGTAACTGGTGGTACAGCATATGGTACAGTTGTATCATGGACACTTGATAGTGGTTCTACAACTGCTGGAGTTCTTAAGTATATCCAAACAAATGATGCTCATACCGATCAAGGTGTTGTCAGAGCATTTGAGTCTAATGGTTCTAATGCTATTACTGGAGAGCAATCTACTGCATCTGGTACTGTAGATACAGGTTATGGTTCTACCTTGTTAGGTGTTACATTTGCAAGTGGTTTAGCAGCACCTGAAATTGAAAATAATTCAGGTAATGTCATCTATGTTGAGAACAGAAGACTAATCACTCGTGCTCCTGACCAGATTGAAGATATCAAATTAGTAATTGAATTCTAGAAACTGCGCTAAATACTAAAGATTAGATACTTAGTATTTTTGGCGAAGTAAGATGCCTCAGAAGACAAACCTAAATGTAAATCCTTATTACGAGGACTTTGACGCGAGTAAGAATTTCTATAAAATTCTATTCCGTCCTGGCTACTCTATTCAAAGTAGGGAACTAACGCAAGTACAATCAATTCTTCAAAATCAATTGGAGAGTTTTGGAAAGTACGCATTCAAGCAAGGTGAACTTGTCATTCCTGGCGAGGTAGGTCTTAATACAAAATTAGATTACGTAAAATTATCGTCTGTCTCTGAGGTTGCTATTTCAGAGGGAGACGATATTGTTTATAAGAAATACGATATTAGTCAATTAGTAGGACAACAGGTTCAAGGTCTTACTTCTGGTGTCATTGGTACTATTCTGTCAACTAAGTTAGCAACTGAGTCTTCTGCTGATACTTTGTTTGTCAATTATATTAATAGTGGTAATTCTAATACTGAGTCTACTTTTAGACAAGGTGAGACTCTAGAAGTTGTTGATGGTGTCAATACTCCTTTACTAGTTGTAGGTACAGATGGTAGTGTTCTACCTACTAGTATTGAAATTACTAATCCTGATACAGGGGAGACAACATCTCTAGAAAGTCCTGCAATGGGATTTGGTTCTGCTGTTAAGGTAGAAGAAGGTATTTACTTTGTTAATGGTTACTTTGTTCGTAACGATGAAGCATTGTTGGTTATTGATGAATACTACAATAAACCATCAGCAAAAGTAGGTTTTACAATTAAAGAAGATGTTGTAACACCAGAGGAAGACGCAAGCTTATATGATAATTCCATAGGATCTGCAAACTATACTGCACCTGGCGCACATAGATTAAAAATTAGTTTAGAGTTAAAAGAGTTTGCTTTAAATGCAATTACTGACAAGAATTTTATTCAGTTATTGAATATTTCTAGAGGTCAGATTCAAAGCAAAATTTCTTCTACAGATTTTAGTGTATTAGAACAAACATTAGCTCGTAGAACATTTGATGAGTCTGGTGATTATGTTGTAGATAATTTTTCTGTAGACATTAGAGAGTTTGCTCAGAAAGATGGTAACAGAGGTATCTTTGGTGTTGATGAATTTGGTTTATATAACGGAAAGAGTGCTTCTGAGGCTGCGAGAAAAATGATTGCCAGCATCGGTCCTGGTAAAGCATATATCAAAGGTTATGAGATTGTTAATAAAGAAACTAAGTATCTAGAAATCAATAAAGCAAGAGAAAGTCTCTCTAGTGATAATGTAAATCTTAAGAGTAAAGGTCTTCCTACATTTAGTGTTACTAACGTATTTGGTAGTGTCCCTCTTAATAAAGAAGGATCTGAGTTAACTGCTTATCCTGATGTATTTTTATATTCTACATTTAATGATGGATCTATTGGTTTAAACAATACAGAACTATCTACTGATCACAGACAGACTATTGATAGAAGAGGTAAGATTTTTAATACTGATGATGGAATCAAAACTATTACATTACAGATCACCAATACCACAACTCTAATTGGTGCAGTAACTGATGCTACATTCCAAACACAGTTTGGTGAATTATTCTATATTAAAACTAGAAGTGATTTAGGAACACCAACTGCAATTAGTTCTTTCAAAACATTATCTTTTGCAACAACAAATAAACCACTCATCAACTCATCTGAGTCAGTTCAGTTTTTAGAACTAACAGTATTTGGTAACAAGAGTGAATTAGAATTGCTTACAATAGAGTATGATCTTTCTGATTCAGAATTTAAGAGAAGAATTTTCTTAACAGAAGCTGATGCTGCTGCAAACAATAATGATTTTGGATTTGTTGTAGATTACTCAGAAATTATTACTCCTGTTATTGGTAAAACTAAACCAAGCAACTTCTTCTTAAAGAGTAGAGGATCTGGTTTCAATTCTGATTCTGATATTGTTTTATCTAAAGGTCGTTTAGAAGCAGGAACATCTGCATACAATACTACATTTGGATATTCTTATTTTGATCCACAGTTCTTTACTAAAATTATCTTAGAATCTATTCCTGCAGGTGCTAATGCATTTGATGAAGGTAAATATGTTTTTGGTATTGATAGTGGTGCCTATGGCGTTGTAGAAGGATCATCTGCTGGTGTTTATAGTACAGGAAGAATTCTGTTTCTTAAAACTTTATCTGGTAAGTTCCAATCTGGTGAAACAATTAGAGATGAAGATGGCAATACTGTCAAAATTGCAAAAGACAATACTATCTCACATTTCGTTGTTCAAAATAGAGGTTTAGGATATGCTGATGGTGTATCTTTACTAATTAATGGTCTTGAATTTGATGCATCAAAAATTGATTTAGGTAAAACTATTGCAGGTAACATTTATAATGCAACTATCGTTAATAGAAAAGCAGTTAACGTAGAGTATGCTCAACCACCTGCTGTAACGGTTAAAAATCCAGATGGAGCATCTGCACCTAGTTCTGCAGCTGCTGTTGTACCTGTTCTATTCAGAAACACAGTTACAACATACACTCCACAGAATGTAAAGTCTATTGGTTGTCAATATGGTTCTGGAAACTCCAATACTTTTTCTGCTGATGTTGTTGTAGATAGTCAGACTAATTCTGAAATTAAAGCAGTTACTAATTACACATTTTTTGGATCTCAAGGATCTAACTTTGTTGAATCTACAAGTTTTAGTGCTGATGCTTCTGTTTTGCTACAGCAAGGAGATCTTGTACAATTCTCTGATGATAGCAATAATCTAGTTCGTGCAGTAGTGCAATTTGCAACTAAGCAAGAAGGTGCATCTAAGTCTAGAGTTTATCTAGATACTGCTCTACCTGGCGATGTTACTAATACAAGTATTGTACGTCTACGTCCTAGAGTAGCAAATACTAACTCTGGTACATTACTATTCCCAACTGGTAGCAAACAAGTTTCTCAAATTTCTGCTGGTGGAGATGATACTAAGATCAAGTATTACTTCCGTAGAGATTTTGTAACCACTGCATCTTCTGGTGGTGGTACAATTACATTTGCTGCACAGTTACCGTTTGGTACACAAAGATTTGCTGCCTTTAGTGAAAGCAACTTTATTATTACTGTTCTAGATCCTGGCGATGCACCTGATATTGTAAAAGGAGACATCGTTTATGTTTCTGATGATGCAGTAGAAATTACATCTGCTACTGACACTGCTAGTGGTCTTACATCTGGTAGTATCAGTCTTCAGTTACCATCAACATATTTTGGAACTATTCCTACTAATGGAACATTCCCTAAACTAAAACTTACTGCAACTCTTGAAGTATCTAACGCAAAACCAAGACTCAAGACTGCTGTTAGAAACAAGAGAATTGTTATTGCTTCTGCTGGTGATCGTATTGTTCCATTTAGAGGACAAGATTATGATAATGAAGTTGTAGAAACTTTATCATACTCTGATGCGTTCAGACTAAGATATGTTTATGAAGGAACTTCATCTCAAGCACCTGATGTAGATACAGCTGGTAATTTAATTTCAGGAACAGATGTTACTGCTAGATATACATTTGATAGTGGTCAAAGAGATACATTATATGATGTCTCTAGGATCGTTCTAAAACCAGGATTTGAACCCGCTGCTGGTCAGTTATTAATTGCTTTTGATTACTTTGAGCAATCTCAAGGTGACTTTGTAACTATTGACAGTTACTTACATGAAGCAGGTGTTCCAGAAGATGAGATTCCATCTTTCAATTCATCAGTTCATGGAAACTTAGAACTCAAGAACGTTATTGATTTCAGACCTAAAGTAGATAGTAACGCTATCATTCCTGGTTTCCTCAATATTGCGTCTCTTGAGTCTACTGCTGGATCCTTTGCTGGTGCTGGTGCTATATTGGCAAGCACACCAGCTCCTGATTCTAATCTAGAATATACATTCTCGTTCAGTCAAATTCAATACTTAGATCGTATTGATGGTATCTTCTTAGATAAGAAAGGAAGTTTTATTGTTAAAGAAGGTAATTCATCTCTCAACCCATCTAAACCAGATCCTATTGATGATGCTGTACCTCTCTTCTATGCATATATTCCTGCATTCACAAAGACAACTAAAGATGTAAGGATTACTCCTGTTGATAACCGCCGTTATACAATGCGTGATATCGGTAAGTTAGAGAAACGTATTGAAAGACTTGAGTACTATACTACTCTCAGCATTCTTGAGCAACAAGCCCTTAATATGCAAGTTAAGGATGAGATTGGTCTAGACAGATTTAAGTCTGGTTTCTTCGTTGATAATTTTGAAGCACATAAAGTTGGTAATCTTTCCTCTCTTGATTACAGATGTGCAGTGGACAGTCAGCAAAGTGTCCTACGTCCTCAAGCAAAAGAAGATTCTGTAAATCTAAAAGAAGTTAATGTAAGAGAAGATCAAAGATCTGTTTCTGGATATAAAAAATCTGGAGATATGATTACTCTACCTTTCTCTCCTCTAAATTTACTAGGCAATGATTTTGCATCTAAAACTTTAAATCCAAATCCATTTGTTGTTCTTCAGTATGTTGGTGATGGTGAGATTTCTCCATCTATTGATCATTGGTATGATCAAACAGAAGAACCATTGGTAGTTGATACCAATACAGATCTATTCAATATTTTCTTAGCAAAAGAGAATGTAAAAGAAAGTTTCTCAAGTCTCTTTAACTCATTTGTAGTCAATTGGGTTGGAACATCTACCTCCTTTACAACTATCAATTCTTTAGGTCAAGTTAATACACAGCAAGCTGTAACTTCTGTTGCTAGTGCATCTGTTGCAAGTTCTTCTAACATTAGTCCCCAGAATAATGAGGTAGGTAAGGGAATTCAAACTAAGAGTGTTGGTGAGAGTCTAGTCTCAACCTCCTTAGCATTCTTTGCTAGAAGTATTCCTGTTAGATACGTTATTAGGAGAATGAAACCTAACACTAAGATGTACGTTTTCTTAGAAGGAAGAAATATTGGTCGTTGGGTAAATCCTGATTTAAGATTTAGTGGTATTGCTGGTAATTCCTTATCTGCATTCAATGGCGAGATTACAACTGATGAGTATGGTAATGCTAGTGGACTAATTGTTGTTCCTGCTGGTTTACCACCACTTGAGAATGCAACTTGGACTGGTGATGTAGATACATTACCATACGACACTTCTGCTGAAGAGGTATCAATTACCTCTGGCATATTGACATTTAGATTTACTTCAAGTGCTACCAATGCACCTAAAGACGAAGTTGATAGTTATACAGAAGTTAAGTATTATGCTACTGGTCTTCTTCCAGAAAATCCTGTTAGTATCATCTCCACTAAACCATCATACTTCAAATCTAATGAAGGTGTTCAGTTAATTGAAAGTAATACTGATAATCCTGTAAGACCTAATCCTCTTGCACAAACATTTAAAGTAGAGAATTTAGATGGTGGATGTTTTGTAACTGGTGTTGATCTTTTCTTTAGCAAGAAGAGCACTAATATTCCAATCAAAGCTTACATCTCTAATGTTGATGCAGAAAAACCTGCTAAGAATATTGTACCTGGTTCTGAAAAAACTCTTTCTCCAAATACATTCCTCAAGTGTTTTGCTAGTGGTAATGTAGGAGTATTTAAAGGAGAAAATGTAACAGGTGCATCTTCTGCTGCATCAGGTCCTATCCTTAAGATTTTTGATAAGAACAATGTAGAGTTAGTTGCAACTGCATCTGGTAAGTTTAGTCTTACCAATGAACAAGTATACACTTTAGTTCTAAGTAATCACAATGGTAAATCTTTTGTACCAAATGAAGATTTGATTATTCCATCTGTTACAGAAGCAAATGCATTAAACAACACTGACCTTGTTCTTTCTATCGCAAAAGATAGCGGTAAGGTTTCTAAGATGAGAATTACTAACACTGGTCAAAATTATGACAGTGCAATTCTAACTATTGAGAGTCCACAATTACCTGGCGGATCTACTGCTACAGCAAGTATTGAAGTTTCTGGTGGTCAAATTTACAATGCTGAGGTATCACTTAGTGGTTTTGGTTACACAGAAGCACCATCAGTGGTCGTTAAAGGCGTTGGAAATGGAGCTGGAGGATGTGAGATCCAAACGTTTATTGATATTGATACACCAGCAGTTAGAATGGGTGTATCGGTTGATGCGGGAGAGGTAACAAACTCAACAACACCTACACACTTTGCATTTGATTATCCTGTATATCTACAGAATGATACTGAATATGCATTAGTAGTAGAGACTGATTCTACTGATTATGAACTATGGGTTTCTAAACTTGGTGAGACTGACATTGCTACAAGTACGGTTATTACAACTCAACCATCACTAGGTTCGGTATACCGTTCACAGAATACTGAAAGTTGGACTGAGGATATCTTTGAAGATCTTAAGTTTACATTATATCGTGCAGAGTTTGATACAACAAGACCTGCTGAACTTCTTCTTAAAAATGAAGATCTTGGTTACGAACTTCTAGATGCAAATCCAATTGAAACAAATGCAAGTTCTAACTCTGCATCTACATCTAGTCTATTCAAAAATAACAACGCCGTTATTAAGGTAAATCATAGAGATCACGGTTTTGAGGACGGTGGTAATTCTTATGTGTTCTATAGAACTGCAGTTGAGACTGGAGGCATTACTGCTTCTACTATCAATAGCAATCTATTCAAAGTAACAAACTCTGGTATTGATTCTTATAATATTCTTTCTCCATCCCAAGCTGCAGGAAACTCTATTGGTGGTGGTACTTCTGTATACGCAAGTCATAACAGAAAGTTTGAAACTCTATATCCACAAATTCATTACCTAACATTTACAGGTACAACATTAGATGTTTCTGTACAAACTACTGACGTAGTTCCTGTGGATTCTTCTACAACAAATTATACTTCATACTCACAGGCAGAATATGAAAGAACATTTTTGAATGAACCACATTACTTCACAAACCAGAAGATGATTGCTTCTGAGATCAATGAAACATTAAACAATTTACAAAGATCTCTAACTTACAAGATGCAACTATCTTCCACATCTAGTAATCTTTCTCCAATTATTGATCTTTCTAGTGCATCTGTAAAAACAGTAAGTAATAGAATTGAAAATGCAAAAGGAGAGGAGAACAGATTTGGTAGAAGAGATCAAGTTATTGAGTTCTTCCCAGTTTATCAGTTTGAACTTGCTGGAAATGCTGGTACTGAACTACAAGCTAACCAAACAATTGAAGGACAAACTTCTAAGACAACAGGAACTATTGCAAGAGTCAATGGTCAAGTTGTGTATGTTAGAGTTAAGACAAGTCAATTCTTCCA